ACAAATATTTTAAATTTGTTAAAGGATACACTTATTTTGAGTATTGTAAAAAAATAAAAAATTTAATTAATGATAATAAAAAACATAGCAAAAAAAGATTATCATATGGAGTTATGTTTAAGTGTCTTTCCAGATGGGCATTAAAAGATATGCGGGGAGCAGGAAAAGTTATGGGACTCTCTGCATACGGAAAAAAAAATTATAATATAGTTATCGACTTATTCGACGAAGAAATACCGCAAGCAATATGGGGTGAGTATGTTTGGGAATGGCGTAAAAAACTGGTAAAAAATATTCCTGCAGAGGATCTTGCCTATAAAATTCAAACAGAAAGTGTTAAAGCAATTATTAAATACCTCGAAAAAATATTTGCAAAATACGACTGCGACAATATGTGTCTCAGCGGAGGTTTCTTTTACAATATTATAGCTAACTACGCTATTATAAAACACTTTCCCGATAAAAACTTTTATTTTGAACCTAATGCGGGCGATTCCGGGGTTTCAGTGGGAGCCGCAAAAAAAATCTATCACGAGATTACAGACGATAAAACAATTAGACCAATTCAAACACTATATCTTGGCGATCAAGCAAATTACGAACGTAAGTTAGAAGAAGGTGAAATTGAATATAACATAACTCCAAAAGAAATTGCGCAATTGATTGCAGATAGACATGTTGTTGCTATATATCAAGGACGCGCAGAAGCGGGTCCACGAGCACTAGGAAATCGTTCTATTCTATACGATCCGCGTGATCCGAACGGGCGTGATGTGGTTAACACCATCAAAAAGCGTGAATGGTATCGACCTTTTGCAGGAACAGTTATGGAAGAACATCAGCACGAATGGTTTGACATGGCAGGGCTGAACTCTAGCCCATTTATGATGTTTGCTATTGAGTGTCAAAAAGAAAAGAGACATCTTGTTCCTGCGTTGCAACATAATGATGGAACTTCTCGTATTCAAACACTAAATAAAGAACAAAATAAGAACTATTATGACTTAATAAATGAGTTTTATAAACTTACTGGCATACCTATGGTGCTTAATACTTCATTTAATCTTGCGGGTGATACAATGGTAGATAATATGCAAGATGCGCTATGGACATGCCGAAACGGTAATATACCTTATCTTTATTGCCCAGAAAGAAAAATGATCATAGACTTTACAGGAAGAAAAAATGTATAACTTAGTATACGAAGAGCGAGGGAAAACAAAAATGAAAGCATTTAAAACTCGCACTGAGATGGAAAAATTTGTTGTTGACAATCCACAGATTGTTGTAGTAAGATAAATAGTATTGATTCAGTGAAGCAGACCGAAAGGTTGATGGACGCGGGTGCGAATCCCGCCTGCTCCACCAAAGATACATCTACAACTCCGAGAGAGTAGGTCGAAAGACGAAATAGTAGGAGACGAACGTGGTGTATCTTTGATGGGGCAGATATAGATTCGACATCGATGCAAGTAGGGAAGTGGAGAATCCGTCAAGGCAGAAGGCGTTAGGATTGAGGGTGCTCGGTCGAAGAAGCATTAAAGTAAACGCAAACGATGAAAACTTTGCACTTGCCGCCTGATTAAGGTGGCGGAGTCCGGGACACTTGGCAACAGAACGTCCCACCCATTTTTAAGAGGCAACGCATTATGCGGTTTATATTATCACTCCTACTGGTGCTATCAGTGCCGACACAAGCAGAAGTCGAACCTTTTGAAACAAATCTACCAATGATTTGTGGCGACACTCAAAACATCGTGGATGGATTGCGAGAAGAGTTCGAAGAAGAAATTGTTATGATGGCTCCAAGCAAAAATAATGTTGGAGACGATTTATTTCACTCTTTATGGATCAATGTAGGAACAACGTCTTGGACATTCATTGTTGTTAATAAACAAAAAAATGTCACCTGCGTGATTGCAAGCGGCGATAATATCACTATGTTCTTTCCGGGGAAGGGTACTTAAATACCCTTCTTGAGCGAATAGTCTTCTTGACTAATGCACTGTCCATCAAATAGAACACCGTCATTAGATACAAATCTAAAACCATAGTCCGAGTTAACAACATCATCTTGCGCAAGCATGTTTACAAACTCTGCGCATTCTCTATGTGACTCAAATATACGGTCTGAAATTTCTTCATGCCCATTATTGACCGAGAAAACTAATAAAATTTCTAATATCATGATTTTTCCTTTGGTGTGTGTTTGGTTTCACCAGTTTTTGGATTGTAGTACCATTTATACCAAGGACTAATAGAAACCAAAAACCAATCTTTATTCATTTTTTCTTCCAAAACATAACTTTGTCTTTAAGGCTTTCAAGTTTTTCGTTGACAAACCAACCTGCCGCAAAACCGATAATGAATCCGAGTGTTAAAAACATTACTTTTCCTCCAATTGTTCCAGTCTATATTCCAATTCATCTATTTTTTTCGTGACGTGTGGATATTTTTTACGCCACGCATCTTGTGGTTGCTCTAACCAAGTCCAACCATAACGCACAACTAACATATCTAGGTAGTGGTCCACCTTCCCATAAAACCAAATTCCAACACGAGTTTCTTTAAGATACGCTAATGCAACAGCACCCACAATAGAACCACCGATTGCTGTCCAAATCCAAAGTGTGTCGTCGAACATTCTATCTATCATTTCTAACATTAACTTTCCTTAGTATACCTTATATAATCACCCATCGCGTGATCACGCACACCGTCAAAAGGTCTACGATTTAATATAGATTCGATGCGCCCCAATACCTTGTCCTTGATTCTTTGCCAACGAGTATACTTGACAATCTTACCCTTACGATCAATGTAGCGTAAAACGCCATGATGACAATACAAAGGATATGGCGGTACACATGTTACAATATCGTTGTTGTTGACATGGCGATAATGAAGTATTTTTAGTGCGTCTACAAAATCATGCGAACCAACACGTGGCGAACCATATGTAAACAAACAATCAACTTGATCAACGAATCGCGATGCACACACGGTTGCCATTGCGCCACCTAGAGAATGACCACAAATGAAAAATTTACGATCTCTTAGATTACTATTAACATGCCTTTGGATATCTTTCCAAAGTTTTTCAAGTTCGTTTTGGAAACCGTCATGGACATATCCGTCAAGTTCTGCGGCATCTGGTATTGCATTTAAATCCGCAAGAATATCTGAAAACTCATCAGGTTCAGTTCCACGAAAACACAAGACATACACATCTCTTGTCCAAACCGCGTGGCATTGTGCACCATCTTTGTCAAAAAATTTATGGTTTGTATATCCTAATTTTTTGAACTCTTCTTTTGCTTCCTCGCTATCCAGATAAGCAATTCCTGCCATCTGTGCCATATGATTACAGTGTTCTATATGTTGCATTTAATTTCCCGCCTTCATTGCAAGTAACATGACGAATCCCCAGATACTTCCGCCAATTAAAGCAGTGCCACCTAAGATTGCGGCAGTGATTTGCATTGTTTGTATAAGTTTCTTTTTTCTTTTAAGTTTTACTTGTTGTTGTTCTTTCTTTTCTTCTTCTCGGCTTTGTTTCATATCTGATTGAAATTTCAACCAATCGTCCCACATGCCACCACGTCCTTGATAAATCATCATCTCTTTCAACTCTTGTTCTTGTTTTTTGAGTTGTTCTGCGGCCATGAATGCCTGAAGATCAGACTTATAACCATGTTCGTGCGCTTTTTTCTGAATTTCGTTTTTGAGACCAAAGTATTCCGCAACGGCTTCACCCGCTTCGTAGATTTCTTTACCGTTCTGAATACTTTGTTTGATTACATCGAATGCCGCATTTGCGGCGGCAAGTTCTGCTAACATGAGCCTTTCCTTTTAGTGACTCATGATTAAAAAATGATTAAACTGGACTCTCAATCAAGGGTTATGATTAATTACAGGACTATTTATAAATAATGAACTTGACAAACATGCATATTTTTACTAAACTAATACATAATCAAAATCTTAACTAAACCGTAAAGGATTCCTAATGCTCGACCTAATGACTTCGCAAAAGTTTTCTATCATCATCGAAAACGTAGTTCAAGAGCATCGTTTGTCTTACATGGATGCTATCACTTGGTGGTGCGAGCAAAACGAAATGGAAATAGAAACAGCCGCAAAATTATGTAATGGGGTCATTAAAGAAAAACTGAGATACGAAGCACAGGAACTTAACTTTTTGGAGAAACCCAACCGCCTACCTATATGAGTGAAAACATGAGTGGATTCGATTGTTATCAGACATACCTTGCGGTGAACAACCACTTCAAGCAAAAGTCATATGATTTTTTTAAGTATCGTGGAAAAATTAAAGCAAACGCCGCTTCTTACGAAACGAGAAAAGATAAATATTTTTTCGAGAAGGCTTCTCGCAAATTTAAGCGAGATGATTTTGTAAAATACCTCGTTGCCAACTTCACAAAAGGCAACACTTGGATAGGAGACTTACTGACCGTAAAGACCGAGATTGATTTCAAAAAGTGGCGTAAACGAATTGAATCGTTGACGTATAACTTCAAAGAAGAATTATCACAGATACATGATAAAGAGGAGAATTTTAACAACCTTTTTGTGATAGAAGATGGAAAGCACCCGTATGCATTTCGACTTTATCAAAGGGGTATGGTGTCACTAGAGACACTCGTCTTACTCGATGATCTGGTACACTTTACCAAACACTGGTCTAAGCACGATGACATGATACTGAATGATACGATTGAATTAATACAGAAGTATCGTCCGTTCTTATACCATTTTACCAATGCTGACAACAATAAGCTGAAGCAAATTGTATTGGAGACATACTCATGACACATGCAGATTTAACAGAATTGCAAATCGAAATTTCTGAACTTGAGAAGGAAAACCAAGACCTTAAGAACCGTGTCAAAGACTTAGAAATCAATCTAACATATATGGCAAACCAGATTACCACAAAGACAGTCGAAGATGTGGTAGAAGAGAAACCCAAACTTTCTGTGGTTTCCTAAATAAAAAGGTTGACACCATCCCTTTAATTGGTGTACTATACGAAAACTTATATTATGAATATACGTGGATAAGTTACATACAACGCAATACAAGGAAAATATGATATGGCAAATTCATTTGCAACCCTCAAGAAGTCACGCAATGCATCGCTTGACAAACTCCTCGAAGAAACTAAAAAGTTGGACAGTGGATCACAACAGTCCAACGGTCCAGACGAGCGTATCTGGAAACCAACTGTCGATAAGGCAGGTAACGGTTACGCAGTTATTCGTTTCTTGCCAGAACCTAAAGGTGAAGACTTGCCTTGGGTACGCATGTTCGATCACGGTTTCCAAGGAACTGGTGGATGGTACATCGAGAACTCTCTGACTACCCTTAACCAGAAAGACCCTGTATCAGAATATAATTCTGAGTTGTGGAACAATGGTACAGAGGCAGGTAAAGAGCAAGCGCGTAAGCAAAAGCGTCGATTAAAGTACTTCTCTAACATCTTGGTTGTCAAAGACCCTTCTAATCCTGAGAATGAAGGTAAGGTATTCTTGTACCAGTATGGTAAGAAGATTTGGGATAAGATTAACGACTTGATGCAACCAGAGTTTGAAGACGAGTCACCAGTTAATCCATTTGATTTCTGGGAAGGTGCTGACTTCAAACTCAAGATTCGTAATGTTGAGAATTATCGTAACTACGATAAGTCTGAGTTTGATGCCCCATCAGAACTGTTTGACGGTGATGATGATATGTTAGAAAAGACTTACGAGTCACTATACTCACTGCAAGAGTTGGTATCAGCAGACAAGTTTAAGTCTTATGATGAACTCAAGCAGAGGCTTGATAAGGTACTAGGTTTGAGTGTTGCACCAACTCCTGCGTATGAAGACGTAGAGGATGCAACTCCTGCTCCAACACCAAAGGAAGCACCTGCTCCAAAACAGAAGGCAGTTGCCGCTACAGCAGAGGAAGATGATGATGACTTGTCTTTCTTTGAGCAACTCGCTAACGACTAATACAATGCCGTTGTAGCATGGGGGACTTTATGTCCCCCTTTTTATGCCCCGACAGGGATGTCGTACATAACAGGATTGCTTTTTTGACGTTGAGCAGATGTGCCGCCAAACGCATTGACTTGTTGCACAGATTGTGAAGAACTTGCATCAACCTGTACTGGTGCGACGACAGCATTACCACCACTTTGTGGACGTTTACTTTCTGCAACTTCTTCGGATCGTGTTTGTACTTCACCACCTGCAAGACCACCTGCACCAGTGCCTGTATTTGTTGGTGAAACTTGTTCCATCATTTCGCCAGTATCAGCATCAATGCCCACATACTCATACGTACCAATTGCTTTAAATAGTTTTTGCAATGCGAACCGTGGATCAAGCAAATCAAAACTTGCAGTTGGGTCTGGTAAAAGTGCACGAAGAATAAACTTAAAGAAGTCCTCCACGCCACCGACTACCATACCTGCCGCACCAGAGATAT